TGAATAAAATAAAAGTTTTATATTTGCCAAAACAAACATTTTAAAACAATGACGCAAAACCCACAAAATCAAGAATTAAAAAGGGACTATTTGTCGCCGAAACTTCAAAAACTTTTTGACGATTTGATCAATGATGGATTTAAGATGAAACAATTAAATCCGAACAATCAAATCGTTTTGAAAAAAGAAAAAATCACTATTTGTTTAATAATTAAAAATTAAGAAGATGCCAAAAAATGAAAAATTCATCATCGATGTTGATGTTGTTGTCGAAAGTTACAATGAAAGAAATCCAACTTTATTACCAATGACACGAAAAAGATTGTCGGAAGAAACGGGAATTCACATTCAATCGTTTACGGAATGGAAAAACGGAAGAAATACCGGGATGATCGAAAGATTGATCAAGTTGTCAGAAATCGGAAAATGTTCAATCGACGAATTCGTCAAAAAAATTGAAGAAAATGAATAAGTTTGAATACACAACAACGAAAAGCAATGGTCAATGGATTGCGAATCTTTTTGAAATAAGAAATTCAAAAAAGATATTGAAAGACACAATCACAAAAGATTCGTTTTCCGAATTGATGATTGAAATTGGTTCCCGAACTTGGGTTGACATGGTAAACAAAAACGAATAAAAATGGCAAAGAAGCAATCAAATATTTCAGATGATTTTATTTCGTTCAAAGATTTGATCGAACAACCGGAAGTCAAAGAAAAATTCAAAGAAATGTTGGGCGAAAAGGGTGGAATTTCATTTTTACAATCGTCATTGCAAGTTGTCCAAAAGAATCCGGAAATGTTGAAGGCGGAATCAAATTCATTGTTGAACGCATTTTCCGCGATTGCGTCTTTGGATTTATTGGTTGATCCTTCATTTGGTCAAGCGTTCGTGAATGTTTACAAAGAAAAAGACGGATTCATTTGGCGAACATTGGCACAATTTCAAATCGGTTACAAAGGTTTGATCGAATTGGGACACCGAACAAATCAATTCGCAATATTAAATTCGATTGATGTTCGTGAAGGGGAATTCAAAAAGATTGATCGAATGACCGGCGAAATCGAATTTGATTGGATCCAAGATCAAGACGAAAGAAAAAAACAACCTTTGATCGGTTTTGTTTCTTTTTTCAAATTGACAAACGGATTTCAAAAATCTTTGTTCATGACAATAAAAGAAATGAAAGAACACGGAAAAAAATGGTCAAAGAATTTCCATGAAAAGGAAAACGGATGGCAAAAGGATTTTGAAGGAATGGGAAAAAAAACGGCTTTGAAATTATTGTTGGATAAATACGCGCCGAAATCGCGTGAAATGCAAAGGGCGATTCAATTTGACCAAGCGATCATCAACGACATAAACGGACAAAGTTTGAATTATATCGACAACCCGCAAACCAAACAAAAAATCGACATTGAAGAAAACAACCGAATCATCCAACGACAATCAATTTTGGAACACATTCAAAATTCAAAAGAAATTGAAGTTTTGGAACAATGTTTCGAAGACATCCCGGATGATGATGTTCGTTCGGTTTATGATGAAAAGTTAAAACAATTAAAAAAGAAAAAAAACAAATAAATTTTAAGACATGGAAAATCAAAACATTTATTTTCGAGCGTCGGCAATTGGCGCATTGATGACAGACGGACGCGGAACAAAGTTGACCGACAACATGAAAAAGGAATTTGAAGATTTCAAAGAACGTTTGAGAAATGGCGGAAAATTGACAGATTCGCAAAAAGTAAAATTTGAAGATTATAAAAAAAGGGAAAACGCGCCGTTCGAACTTTCAGACACGGCAAAAACTTTTGTGAAAAAAACTTGGTTGTTCAATGAAAAAGGATTTCGAAAAGATATAAAATCGCCATTCCTTGAAAAAGGTTTATACAATGAATCGGAAGCGATCGCATTTTTGTCAAAAATGGATGGAAATTTTTATAAAAAAAATACTGAAAGAAAATTCAAAGACAACATCACCGGTGAATGTGATATAAATTTCAAATCTAAAACGACACGAATCATCATTGACACGAAATGTTCATGGGATGCCGAAACATTCATGAACGGATCTTTGGACAATTTATATTTCGGTCAAGGTCAATCCTATTGTGATCTATATGACGCCGACGAATTTTGGTTGCGTTTCGTTTTATTAGATTGTCCGGATCATATTTTCAACCAAGAACGCGAAAGACTTTGGCGCAAATATTACGATGCATCAATGACGATTGAAGAAGCGCAAGAACTTGAAACAAAATTGGAACCATTGTTTCAACAATTAGAACGAAATTTGATTTTCAGCAAGTCCGGGAAATATACCGACGAAGAACGCATCAAAACGATCAAAGTTCAAAGGGATGATGAATATATCAAAGAATTAAGAAGTCGCATAAAAACGGCGTTGAATTACTATTCAACAATAAAATTGAATGATGTCGTTTAGTTTGAAAAAATTGTGGACGGGATTTGAAGAAAAATCACGTCAACACGAAATTGAAATAAAAGTCAATTCGCTTTTAAAATCAATTACGGAAGATTCAATCAATGAATTCACGCATGATGAACAATCACAATTGGTTGTTTTATTGGTTGAAAGATTCAAGGATAAAAAGTCAAGGGAACGTCAAGACGCGATGAATTTGGCGAATGAAATCACAATTTCTTTAAAACGATTAAAATGAAAAATTTGATCAAAAGGAATTTCACGCAAATTCCAAACGATTTAATAAACGACAATAAAATTTCACGCGATGCGCGTTTCTTGTTTGTTTACTTATGTAGCAAACCGGAAGATTGGAAATTTCACACATCGGTCATCGAAAAAGACATGGGATTTTCAAAAGACACACGGATCAAATACATGAAAGAATTGATGAATTTTGGATGGATAACAATGGAACAAAAGAAGACGGACAAAGGCGCGTTCGGTCAAATGGAAATTGTTTTGAACCCGTTTCCGAAAATTTCCGACGCGGTGAAAAATCCGATTCCGAAAAAAGCCGTGTCGGAAAAAGACGGCGTCGGAAAAATTAGTCCGCTTAATAATAAGGAATTAAATAATAATACTAATTTATTCACAAACACGGATGTCGTGATTGTTCCAATCCCGGAATCGGTTTTGGACTATTTGAACCAAAATAAAAAATCAAACATTCCATTCAAGCCAACGCCGGCGAATTTGAAAGATATCACAAAAAGAATAAAAGAAAAATTCAAAATAGAAGATTTTAAAAACGTGATTGATTTCAAGGTTGCCGAATGGTCAAATGATCCAAAAATGAAAAAATACATTCGCCCGGAAACATTGTTTGGTGACAAATTCAATTCATATTTGATTGAAGCAAATGAAAAGCCATTAACGAAAACCGACGGATCCGGAAATTTTGAAAAAGTAACAACAACAACAAATGATTTATTATGATGAACATGGACGAAATATTTGAAAATTTCAAATTTGAATCGGAAAACTTTTTCGTGAAAAAATTGATTGTAAGTGATAAAATTAAAAAAACATTTTCCGATTCAATGGACATCATTTTTGATATTACGAAAACGATGGATTCAACAAAAGGGATCATCGCGTTTTCAACAAAGTATGGTCAAGGAAAATCATTTTTCTTTGATGTTGTCAATCATCGAAATCGACGAATCATTGGGAAAAATAAATTCGTAAAAACAACCGCGAAGGATCTTTGCCAAATTTTCACGTCCGCCGGAAGTAATGAAGATGCACAACAAAAGGTTTTGGATTTCATTTCGGTTCAAAATCTATTCATTGACGACATTGGTGATGAAGGTGAAAAAAAGACTTTCAAGCATTATTCAAACGAATTGAATGTCATCCGATTTGTTTTGTTGAAGCGTTATGAATTTTGGATTGAAAAAGGTTGGAAAACTTATGGAACAACGAATTTGACAATTGAAGAAATCGCGACAAATTATGATGGGCGTGTTGCTGATCGTTTGATTCAAATGTGTTATTGGTTCGACTTTCAATTCCTTGAAAAAGGATCGTTCCGTCAAAATGAAGAAACAAGAAAATTGACAAATGAAGAAATCGAAAAAAATTGGGGAAAATTCAAACGTGTTGAAGTTGTTGAAACATTAGATCGTGAAAAATATTTCAATGAATTAATAAACGAACCGGATGAATATTTTGAAAAAACCGACATTTCGTTTTGGACTTTTGTGAAAAATTATTTAATCGAAAAAGGTTTGTTGGATCCAAAAGAATTTAACAACATCACCGATGAAAAAATTGAAGCGTCAAAACTATTTTTGAAACGCGATGTTCGTCAAACAAAAAGCATTGAATTAAAACATTCGCCGGGATTGATTCGTTCAAATGCTATAAATGAAGCAATTGCAAAAATCAAAAAAAATGATGCGTTAAACGTTGCCGAAAATTCAATTGCGCGTTTGAAGTTTATGGAATTAAGACAAAACAAACACATTTTTAAATAATGAAAAACCAAAACACAATCATCGCAATTGATCCCGGAAAAAGTGGTGGGATTGCGGTTTTCTCAAATGGGAAAACGCAAGCCGTCCAAATGCCAAATTCGGTTGACGAATTCGGAAAATTTATCAAATACATTTTGGAAACATACGAAAACCCAATTTGTTTCATTGAAAAGGTTCAAGCATTTATCAACGACGATCAATCACCCGGAAAAAAATTCGGGATCAATAAAATGTTGGCCAATTACGAACAAACAACAACGACATTGAAATTGTTTGGAATCGACATCGTTGAAGTTTATCCGATCACATGGCAATCGTCATTGGGTTTACGAATCAAAGGTGAAAAGATTTTAAAGACTGAAAGGAAAAATCGATTTAAGGAATTGGCACAACGAAAATTTCCCGAAATAAAAGTGAATTTGAAAACATCCGACGCGCTTTGTATTTTAATTTTCGCCCAATACAAAATTGAAAATGACATTTCTTGGATCAAACAACGTGTTCAACGAAATGAATCAAAAAACCTTTTCGGGTAAAAAAAACAAAAATTGTTTTGAAAATAAAATAAAAATTGTATTTTTGAAGCGTGGAAAATTTAAAAATATAGCAAACAAATGAAACACTTTACATTCAAAGACAACGACGCGTTGGATTTATTCAAGAAATTAACCCAACAAAAAGACATCGAACAACACATCATGGAACAATTATTCGAAAGATTTGAAATCCCTTTTGATGATTGTTTTGGACATTCCATTCAAACAATTTTGGATGATGAAAAAATTGATTCACTTGAATTCCTTCAATTGGCTTTTCCTACTTTGAAAAACTATTCGGAATTAATTGAAATTTTGTCGTCAATTATATTTTTTGGAACCGATGAAAATCCGTGTCCGGAATGTGGATGTGAATTGGATATTGAAAATGACGGAAGCGGTTCATATAGTTGGACAAATATCAATTGCACTTTTTGCGATTATGGTGAAACGGACGAACCGGATTGGGATTGTTTGCCGGGTGGTCATGATGATTATTAAAATTGATACAAATGGAAATAATTCATCACATCATTAAGGATTCAAAATTCATTTATGTTTCGTTTTATCGATTAATAAATGAAACGCACTTTGCACAATCATCGAAAAGACTTGATGATTTGTTTGTTCATGAAAGCACAATTGGAGTTTGGAAAATAAAATGGAAATCAAATGGTGAATAATTTTGAAACTCAAACACATGAGTTGACCGATTACGAATCAAAAGTTTTGTTGCCGTACATCGTTAAAGTTTTGGAAACAAAAATCGGATCCAAAAATCAAATCACATCGACGGAATTAATCAAACAAATGAAGTTGGGATCATTCAAAATTGATCCCGCAAGATTTCGGAAAATTATCAATCACATCCGAATCAACAATGTCATCAATAATTTAGTCGCAACCGGGAATGGTTATCATCGCGCAACAAGTGAAAGTGAATGTCGAAGATTTATTGAATCACTTGATCAACGAATCAATTCAATCACCATTGTTCGTGACGCAATGAAATATCAATTGGAAATGTCGTTGAAAAACAAAAAATAATAATAACTAAATATTTTAAAAATGGGACAAACAAAGGAACCAAAACCGAAAGAAGTACAACAAATGCGAAAGTTGGATTTCAAGAATTTTGATCTTGAAAAAGTGAAATTGACATCGGAAGGATTGTCGGTCACTTATTACGAAAAAGGAACGAACGCCGTGAAACACATGATTGAATGTGAAGGTGAACCACATCCGGACATGAATGAAAAATTCAATTTGTTACAACCTTACATGGCGCGCCGTCTTGATTTGTTGGCGGGATGGGATTTCGCAAGGGAAAACACGCGAAAAGATCCGGAAGCATTGACACAAGCCGTTGAAAATTACAACAAATGTGTTGAACGTTGCAAGGTTTCCGGGATTGTTTATGTCGGAAAAGATCAATTGCGCGGAATCAAAATCACGGGATCGGTAAAATGCAACGAATCATCGGTTGGACTTGCAACACCAAACATCACGTTTTCATCGGAAAAACTTGGGTTTGAACAAGACGTTGAAGATATTTGCGAACAAATCCGTTCGGAAGTTTATTTGTATGTTTTCAGTAATAAACGCGCCCAACAAGATTTGTTGGATCAAATTGAAGAAAAAGAAAAAGAAGAAGGATTGATTTAATAAATAAAAACCCGGATGAATATTCGTCCGGGTACTTAAAAAAATGAAAGTCAAAACACATAGAATTTGTGAGTTTTCCGAATGTGATGTTGAGTTCAAAAAGTTTCGATCAACGGACAAATTTTGTTCGTCACAATGTAAAAAGAAGCATGAAGAAACATTGAATAAAAAACCAAAAGAAAAACCAAAACCGATTCAAAAAGTATCAAAGAAACAATCGGTTTTGAATTCAAAATATTCGGTTTTAAGAATTCAATATTTATCCAAACCGGAAAATAAATTTTGTTTTGTTGAAAATTGTGGAAAATTAGCAACAACAATTGAACATCGAATGGGACGAAAAGGATTCGCCGATGATTGGGCGCGTGACAATAATGTTCCATTAACCATTGATCAAAGATTCTTTGCGCCATGTTGTCAATTTCACAACTTGGAATTTGAAAGGAATCATCATTTGTCCAAGAAATATCAACTTTCAAAAATTCATGGCGGGAAAAAAGATGAAAACGAAAAATCAATACTATATAAACGAGATTAAATTCGCGAAAGAATTTGTCAAAGTTCAAATGAAACCATTCACGTCCGAACAAGTCAAAGACAAATTCCATGAAACAAACGACGAATCAAATGAACCGCGTGTTTGGGGTGCGGTTTTTAAAGAATTAAAAAAAGAACAATTGATCATTCATCATGGTTATTCAAAATACAAAAACCCAAAAGGACATCAACGCCCGGTTTCACTTTGGATTTCACGGGAATATTCACAAAAACAAAAAAATTGTCGCAAGGCAAATTCAAAAACACAAATCACCCTTTTTCAGTAATGGCAAAACAAACAACACAATTTGGTTTGGCTCCGGAAACTTTGGTTGAAATGATTTCAATAAAAGGCGAAAAGGTTTTTTCAACTGAAATAAAATTTCATGAAATTGAAAAGATAATATCCGGGACACATTCAACGATAAAAAGGAAAAAAGGTTGGATTTATAAATTTTACCAAAAAGGATTTTCGCAATATAGCAACGTAACAAAAACAAATTAATCATGTCAACATTTCAAAAAATGATCATCATCGGACATTTGGGTTCCGATCCACAAACAAAGCATTTTGACGGCGGTTCACAATTGACGCAATTGTCAATCGCAACAACCGAACATTGGACGGATAAAACATCCGGCGAAAAAAAGGAATTGACGGAATGGCATCGAATCGTTTTAAATGGCAAACTTTCAGAATTGGCGGAAAAGTATTTGAAAAAAGGTTCCAAAGTTTTGATCGAAGGAAAATTGAAAACGCGTAAATATACCGACGCGCAAAACGTTGAACGATACACAACGGAAATCGTTGGTCAAAACATGACGTTCATGTCGTCGTCAAATACCGATTCAACATCGTCAAGCGACAACAACACAAGCGCGGTTGATCAATACATGACCAAACAACCAAACAACGGAATTGAAAACCCGCCAAGTTCAAGTAAAGAACATGACGATTTGCCATTTTAAAAATAAAACCATTTTTCCAACGTCGGGAAAATGGTTTTTTCTTTTAGTAAAATAAAAATATTTTAAAAAAAACAATAAAAATGTTTGTTGTTATAAAATAATTATTATATTTGTCAAACAAACAAACACTAAAAGATTAAAAAAATGGAAGCAAAAATCAACAAAGCACAAGAAAAAAGAGATCGTCAAAACACGGAATTCATCAATTCACAATTGCGTCGAAAATTAATGACATTTGAAAATGAATATTTGAATTCATGTGTTGCGTTTGAATTTAATTCACGAAAAGCAATCATCAAAAGTATTGAAAAAGAAATCATCGAATTTCCAAAATCTGAAAAAGGATTGAAAATGACCGAACATGGAATCAAAACAATGATCAATAATTTCGAATATAGAATTGACAGAATTCAAAACGAATTGAAATTTGATGCAACAATCACAATGAACGCGTTGAACTATGCAAAAAAATCATTTGATGAAAAGGTTGATCGCTTGGTTTCTTTATTAGTGAAAGAAGGTTTCGGATATTCACATTTCCAAGTTGAAGAAATAAAAAGTCGAACTTCAAAATTGGAATTTCTTATTTCTAAAAGCGACAAAGAAGTTCACGCCCGTTTGATTTGGGTTGATGGCGTTGAAGTTTGTTCACATTTTAGATTCATAACAACAACGAGAAAAAAATAATTTAATCACCGCCGGGAAACCGGCGGTTTATATCAAGATCATGAAAGTAATTGAAAAACGAAAATTGTTGGTTGAAATGATTGAATTGATGATTTTTTGTGGCTATGACATCACAAATCATGTCGGACGTCCGTTGTCTTATTTTGATTTTGAAAAAGTTCAACAATTCATCGAAGTATTAAAAAAAGAAAAAAACGAAATAGATTCATAAAATGAAAAATTTATCATGTGTTTTATTGGCAACGATCGGAATTCACACATCAATCATGTTGGTTTCGATTTTATGTATTGGTTTGATTATTAATTTGAATAGAAAATCAATCCAAGAAATGATCAAAAAGTAATGGAAACAAATTCGGGAATGATTCAAACATTCCGAAAACGCATCCAAAAGACACACACGTTCGTTCAAATGAACTTTGTCAACCGAAACCGAACATTGTGTCGTCAAAATGTGATTCGTCTTTTAAACGGCTTTAAAATCGTTAATGAAATTGGATTTGATGAATTTGAAAGAAAATTTCAATATAACGAAACAAACAAAAACATTATTCGTGAAATATGGCAAGATTAGAAATTGAACGACAAAAGAAATTGGAACCAAAGCGTTTCCAATATGCAATCGAAAAAATTGAATCGATTGGTTTTGAAGTTACGAACCAAACAAACACATCGTTTCAATTTATTTATAAAAATAAAAACGTCACATTTTTTCCTTATTCCGGATGGGCGTCGGGAAAAAGTATCAAAGACGGGCGCGGAATTGAAAATCTTTTAAAACAAATATCGAAATGAAAATATTGAACGAAAGAACAAAAAGACAAATCAAAAGACTTCAAAAGATTAAGGAAATAAACAATTGGTTGACTGAAAATCAAATAAAAAATATTGATCAACAAATCGAAAACTTAAAAACCAAATAGATGATTAAATTGACAAAACCGATCGTTTTTTTCGATCTTGAAACAACGGGTGTTTCAATCACGTCGGACAAAGTTGTCCAAATAGCAATCACCAAAATTTTTCCGAATGGTGAAATTATGAACAAATCAAAATTGATCAATCCCGAACGTCCAATCCCGAAAGAAGCGACGGAAGTTCATGGAATTACGGATGACATGGTGAAAGATGCGCCGACATTCAAACAAATTGCAAAAGCATTGAAAGACGAATTCGACGGATGCGACATTGGCGGGTTTAATTCGGACAACTTTGACATTCCATTGTTGTCAACGGAATTTGAGAAATGCGGAATTGTTTTTCCGGACGATGATGTTTGTCCGATTGATGTTTTGAAAATCGAAAGAATTGTCAATTCACACAAACTTGGTGAAACCTTCAAAAGATATACCGGGAACGATTTGGAAAACGCACATGACGCAAGCGCGGACACGGACGCAACACGAATTGTTTTGGAACATCAAATTCCAAAATTGATCGAAATACTAAAACAAGAAATTGAAGACTTTGACGGCGAATTGACGCCCGAAATAATCGACAAATTTTGTCAAGGCGAAAACCAACGTTTTGACTTTGCCGGGAAAACATACATCAAAGACGGAATCGTTTATTGGTCATTTGGAAAATGTAAAGACAAAAACGTTTTGGATGATAAAAACTATTTGAATTGGGTTTTGGCAAACGATTTTCCATTGGAAACAAAGAACAAATTAAAATCACTTTTAAATAAATAATTTTACAATGAGTACAGAAGCAAACAAATTTGAATTGTTGAAATTGGATCCGAACAACTTGGTTGAATTGGATCAATGGGAAAACAAATTGAAAACGTTGGTTGATGAAAATCCATTCGTCGAAATCACCGACAAAAAAACATTTGAAGAAGCCAAAAGAAGACGAACCGCTTTGAAGTCCGGACGAACAGAAGTTCAAAAACAAGACGGGTTGATCGCTACATTTTTGAATAATTTCAGAAAATCAACGAAATCGAAAAACGAAATGTTGGTTTCAATTGTTCAACCGCATGAGGAAAAACAACAAACGGAAATCGATCGTTTTCAAGTTATTTTGGATCAAGAAAAAGAAGAAAAAGAACGTTTGGAAAACGAAAGAATTGAAGGAATAAAAAATCAAATTGATAATTTCAAAAACCAATTTCAATCAATCATCGATCATTTAGTTTTTGCAAATATTGATTCGGCAATTGAAGATTTTAAAAAATATTATCAACGTTGTGTTGATGAATATGATTTCCAAGAATTCGACTTTTTGTTTGTTGAATCAGTTGAAGAACTTGAAAAGAAATTTCATTCAAGAATCGACGATTTAAAAGCGGAACACGAAAAGGAATTGGAACAATCAAAAATTATTTCGCAATCAAAATTGAATCAAATGTGTATTGATTCACAAAATCAAATTGACAATTTTTTTGAAACATCCGAATTTAATTTGGTTGATAAAATCAAAAGTATATTTGACGAAAATTTTAATTTTGGTGAATTAACAGAAACACACAAACAAAAAAAATCCGAATTCATTCAAAAATCTTTGAATAAAATTGATGAATTATATTTGCGATCAGTATCAAGGGAACGCCAAAGAATTTTTGATGTTCGCGAAGGTTTGTTGGATTTGATTTTTCAAATGACAATTGAAAATTTTGAATCGGTTCAAAATAAAATTTCCGAATCATTTCAAAAAAGCGTGTTTGAAGAAAATGAAGATTCATTCACAAAATCAAAATTAGTTGTTGAAAAAAATTTTTCTCAAAAATTGGAATTCATCAACAAAGAATTGAAGGAAAATGAAATCCAAAAACAAAAGGAATTGGACGAACTAAAATCAAAATTTGAAAGCCGTGTTGAACGCCTTGAAAAAATTGGATTGGTAAAAGTGAACGACAACCAATGGAACGGATTTGACACAAATGTTTTACGTGTTCAATTTGAAATGGTTCCGGATGAATTCTTTGAACAACTAATTTTGGAAATTGAAAGCATCAAACAAAATTCATTGAAAGAAACCGAACGTCAAGAACGAATCCGTCAAGACAAAATCACAATGATTGATGTTTTTGTAAATTTCAAAAATCAAATCAATGAGAAAAAACCAAAGGGACTTTTTGACAACGATGAATCAATCGAATTTTTCAACATTATGAAAAACCATTTCATCGAATATTGTGATGAACAAATAACAAATATTAATAAATTCTAATTATGGCAAATCAAACACAAACGGAATATTTTGTCCGTACATCAATGAAAAAGAAATTCGGGATCGAATTGACAAAAGAACAAACGGAAATGATTGATGAAATTTACATCGAACAAAAGCGAAATCAAATTTTTAAACGTGCGATTTATAGATTCATGAACGCGTCGTTTTCAATTTTTTCAATCATTCTTTTTTTGATTTTCAAACAATTTCATGTCGGCTTTGCAAATTGGTTTTTCTTTGCCGTGTTCGTTCTTTTTTTTATTTACAACTTGATTCATTGTTTTAAAAATTACGTTGATTTCAAATCAATAAAAGCCAAAGAAAAATTCGACATCGGAAATGAATTGGAATAGTGAAAGCGATTTTCCGGATGAATTCAGTTCGTCCGGGAATAATTCGGTTGATGTTCTTGTTTATAATGAAAAGACGGATGAACACACAATTGGTTGGTTTGACTTCAATGTCATGACGTGGCGGTTTCTTTGCCGTGAATCGATCGGCAAATTTCAATGGCGATATTTCGTGAATGAATATGATAAAACAATAAAATAAACCAACGGCGGGACTTGCAAATGATATAAAAAAAACAATGTCATAAAATTTGGGAACCGCAACATCCCGCCGTTTAATTTTAAAAGAAATGTCAAAAAATAGAGTAAAAAAAACAATCAAATTAAATGCTTTTTACATTCGAAGTTCAGTGAATTCGGATTTATATTCGGTTTATGGTGAACCGGAATGGTTCGGAAAAGGTGAACACACATTCGATTCAAAATCAAATGAAATTGAAATCGATTTGAAGTTGGCAAAAAAACGATTTCCAAACGAAATTTTTTAATCATGGAAAAGAAAAAAAGACGTGTCAAAGTAATTACGAAAAAGTGGATTCAACCACAAGGATCGGGCGGAAAATTCATTGATTTCGAATTTGAAGGAATGTTCCATTGTTGGGGAAATGAAGCCGTTGAAGCCGGTGAAAGTGGATTTGGAAATTTCACAATCGGAATCGTTGAAGATCAAGACGGACAAATTCACACAATCAATCCGAATCACATCAAATTTATTAATTAATTAAAATCAATTTACAATGTCAAAAGAAGACGAAAAAACGACTTTCACAAAGGTTGAAAAGTCACCGGAACAATTGGTTTCGGAAGCAAGAACAAACGAATTGTCGCGAAACATATTTGGCGCGATCGATGAAACAAAGAAGACAAACCCGGATTTGAATGTTTATGAGGTGATCGATTCATTGTTAAGAATCGCGCACAATTACAACAAATCGTCTTTGATGATCAGTTATGAACCAATTGATAAACCCGTTGAAAAGACGGATAAAAAATTGAATTAAATGGATCCAAAAAAAATCGAAGATATTGAAGTAATTGACGCGGAAATCATTACTTTTGAAAAATCATGTTAGTTTAAAAGTTTGTTATAATTGCACGGAATCAACACAAATCGTTGGTTCCGTGTTTTTTATTTATATTTGTCAAAACATTTCAAAGGGAAAAGGAATGAAAAATTGTGGAACAATTATCATTGGCAAATCTACAAATCCAAAAATGAAAACTTTGTTGGACTTCATTTCACGCACTACAAAAATAAAAATCCAACAATCCGAAATTCCAATCCCGGAAGCAAATTCAAACATTAACAAATCAAAAAAATGAAATCATGGGAAATTTTATCATTGATCAAAGATTGGCAAAACTCGAAGCGAAAAAGATTCAATTGCTAAAACTGAAAAAAGAATTCCGAAACGTGGAATTGAAAGAAGTGAACGAAACGATCGCCCGTTTAAAACAATGGAACATCGAATTGGCCTTTCAACGAATCGCCAAAAAAATAAAAGAATCAACCCAAAATTTATCAAAAATAATCGCACAATTAAAAGAAACAACAACAAAGTGTTCAAAAGCGTTCCAAATGTTGAAGGATTCAACCGAACGAATTTCCTTTGTCGGTGATGAAATACAAAGCGTAAAAATCAGTAAATCAAAGAATTAAGTATCTTTGGAAAAAGAAAATGACCAAAAATTGAAGTTCACAAACTTGACAATTAAAAAAAAATCGAAAGAAATTGTGATAAATTCGCAAAAATTAATGGTTCCAACGCGGGACAATAGGTGATTTTATTCAATGAAAAGTTAGTTTTATTAATAATAATTCAAAAATCAATTATCATGGAAAACAACAAGGGAAAAAAGTTTCCAAAAAAGCCAACAAAAAAAATCATTTGGCAAACGGCGGAAAAGGCGGTCGGAAATATTTCAGACATGGCGGGCGCGTTGGGTGTATCACGACAAACAATTTATGATTGGTTGAAAAATGACAAAGCGTTGGCGGATCGAATTGATGAATTGCGAAAAGGCGAAATGATCGATTTGGCTAAAGAAGGATTGCGATTTCATTTGGAACAAAAATCGGAAAAGTCAATTCATTTCGTATTGGAACGTTTGGCACGTCAAGAAGGTTTCGGAAGATTCGTTCAAATACAAGACAAATCAAAATTTGAAGATCAGTTGAAAGACGCAAGCGATGACGAATTGATTGAAATGTTGAACCAAACAACCAAAAAGATCAATGACGGACGATAATTCAAAGAAATTGACGCGTTCGGAATTACTTCAAAAGTTAAAAGAACAACGCGTTATTCATGGACAATTAGCCAAAAGGAAATTGACGCATTTCACAACGTTTATGTTCCCGGAATATGACATTGAATGGTTTCATCAATTAGTGATGGGAAAATTGGATGAATGGATTCAAGGCGACGTCAAGAAATTGGCAATATTTATGCCACCGCAACACACGAAATCAACGATGTCATCCGAAATCACGCCGGCGAAAATACTTGGAACCAATCCAAAAGCGAAAATCGTTGTTGCATCCTATTCGGATAAATTGGCGTCAAAGTTCAATCGTAAATGTCAAGACATTATCGATTCGGACAAATTCCGTGAAATATATCCGGGCGTCATGTTGCCGTCAAAAGGTATTGAAGGCGGAAACGAATTGAGAAACAACACATTTTTTGAAACGATCGGTTACAAAGGATTTTTCAAAGCGGTTTCGATTGGTGGACAATTGACCGGTGATCCGATTGATTTCGGAATCATTGATGATCCAATAAAAGATCGTAAACAAGCCAATTCGGAAACGTACCGGGAAACCTTGTGGGATTGGTACAACGACGTTTTTTCAACACGTCTTCATAATGATTCACGCGTTTTGATGTTGTTTACAAGATGGCATGAAGACGATTTGGCGGGACGATTATTCAATCCAAAGAATAAACACTACAACGAAAATGAGGCGAAAGAATGGACGATCATTTGTTTGCAAGCGTTGAAGGAAGACAAATTGCCAATGTCGAACGCGATGGAATATGATGATCCACGCGAAATTGGTGACGCATTATGGGAAAAGAAACATTCCGCGAAAAAGTTATTGAAGGTAAAAGAAACGAACCCAACAACACACGCATCATTGAACCAACAACGTCCGTCACCGGCAACCGGGAACAAATTGAAACGTGAATGGTTTGAAATCAAAAACGAATCGGAATTGCCGTTCAATTATTTACAGATCAAAAAGGATTTTTGGATCGATGGCGCGTTCACGGATGATTCAAGAAATGATGAAACCGCACAAATGACGTCGGCGTTTTATAATGGGAAACTTTACATTTTCAATTGTAATGGTGTACGAAAAGAATTGAACGAATATTTGGATTTCGTGGTTCCTTATTTGCGGTCATCCGGTTATCGATCAACGTCATCGGTTTGGATTGAAATGAAGGCGTCCGGGTTTGGATTTTATTCAATGTTGAAGTCACCAAATTACGGATCATTCAATTGTCGAAAGATCAATTCAAAAGTTGTTTCATTTGGTAAGATGACACGGGTTGAAAACATTCAACCAATATTGGCATCCGGAAAAGTGGTTTTGGTGAAGGGAAATTGGAATGAAGCGTTCATCGATCAATGTTGTAATTTTCCAAACGACACACATGACGACATGGTTGATGTTTTGACATACGCCGTCCACGAACATTTCATCACGGAAAATGATGTTGAAGTAACTTTCAATTAAAAATTTTTATATATTTAAAAACTAATTGTTTAACTAAAAGCAAAAAAACATGAAAAAAATCTTAATTCTTGCGTTATGTTCGTCGATGATGTCGGCGATCGCGATGGAAAATCAAATCGATGTCGTCGAACAAAAAACCGAAACGATCGACGTGAAATCAACTTTGGCATTTGGAACGGATGAAAACACAATTCCATTCGTTGTTGAATTGAAACAAATTCACGGCGAAACGATGATGTCGGCAAAATTGGACGCGGTTTCGTATTGCATCACCAATCAAAGCCAAATCGAATTTGTATTGGATGACGGAAACAAAGTCGTCATGACAAACAAAAATGGAATTCATTGTGGATCCAATTCGATGTTCATTTTCTTACTAACAGATAATCAAAAAGAAACATTGAAAAAAAGTCCCGTCAAATCGATTGTAATGAAGACGGATTCCGGTCGGATTGATTTGGAAAATATAAAAGATTCGAAATTCTTTATAGAAAAATTAGAATAGAAAAACACGAAAATAAAATTGAAAATCCAACACATTCAACGTGTTGGATTTTTTTATTTATACAATATTAAAATTTTTTGTATAAATTTGTCAAGACTTCAAAGGGATAGCGGTCGCGAAACTTTTAAAAATATTAACTTAAATTTTATTTATTATGGATTGTAATTGTCCCGCACCAAGCGCATTGACGGAAATCGTCGCGGAAAATTGTGGTGTTGATTTGAAACAAATCCAACGTTTGGGATTCCAAAGAGTTGGTGACTTATTTGACGCGGGTGGATCACCGGCGACGGATATTTTGACTTTATCGGTTTGGCAAGCTAAAATGACGGCAACGGACAACACGAAAATTGTTGTGACGCCGATCATTGGTGGTGATCCGGTCATTGAAGCGGGTGAAGCAATCACAAATGGTGGTGGTGATAACTCGACAATGAATGGTGTTGAAGAAGTCGAAGGCGTGAACCCGTCATCGTTTTCATGTATTTTCAAGTCGTTACCGGCTACAACTGAAAAGGCAATGAAAAAATTGATGTGTGAAAAAAACTTGGTTGTCTATTTGTTTTTACAAGGTGGACGAATCGCGGTTGTGAAAGTTTCAGCGGATCAGAAAAAAGGATTCCCGATTCAATCGGTGTTCGTTTCGGATCGTTCAAATTCCGGTTATGGTTCGAAAGACATGGTGAACATGTCGTTCCAATTGTCGGAAGGTTGGTCGGATGATTTGGAAATTGTGAAACCAAATTTCAATCCATTGACGGAACTTTAATTGTTTTTTAAACATTTGTCATGAGTATTAAAAAAACATTTGTTGCATTGAAAGCGAAAGACGTGAAAGATGCAACGCCACAAAAATTCGAAATTGACCAAGCGAACAAATTGTTGAAGTTGCCAAAATCGCAATTTGAATTGGATGATCCGAAATTCATGTGGAACGGAATTGAAATTTCAAAAAAGTAAAGAAATGAAATTGAACATAGAAACGGCAAAGGCGACGATAATTTCGCCGGAATCAAAACAACAAATTAATGACGTAAAGAATCACGAATCACAATTGCGTGTGTTTACGGAAGTAATGTCGGAAAACGAATTGACATCGGAATCGTATTGGCAAACGTTAATGGCGAAAATGAAAAAGCGTTCCGACAAAAAATTTGATCGCGTGAAAGAATTCGCGCGTTTTCCTTTGCCGGTTGTTCAATTGTCGGATTCAATTTTGAATGACTTTTTCAAAGTCTTTGACGGGAAAAATAAATATTTCAACTATGATTCAAACCAAGACGTCAAATTGTTGGCGGAATGGATGCAAGAATCGGAGCCGTCAAAGTGGATTGAAAAGCACGCGCAAAAAGTTTTCAAAAACAAACCGAATTCATTTGTTGTTTTAGACTACAATGAAGCCGGAAAACCTTATTTGATTTTTATCGATTCGTCAAGATTAGTTGACGCAAAATTCAAAAATGATGAAGGTGAATTGGAATATATTTCATTCATTCATTCAATTGAAAAACACGAAACAAAAGCAAACGTCACAACGACGTTTTTTTCCGTTTATGACGATGAAACATTTTTCGTGTTCAAAAAGGATTCCGACAATGATTCCGTTGAATTGGTATCACAAGAAAGTCACTTCATTGGATATTGTCCCGCAAAATCATTTATAAAAACCGCAACATCAAAAAACATATTCAAAAGACGTGTCGCGTTTTCGTCGGCTTTATCAAAGTTTGAAGATTGGACGTTGTTCGATATTTACAGAAATTACGTTGACCATTACGCACCATTCCCGGTGACGGAAGCACCGATGAAAAAATGTCCAAACCCGGATTGTCAAGGCGGAAAAGTATCGGAAGTAATAACCGAACCGCGCAACGGATCGGAACGAACAATTTGGACTGATTGTACTGCTTGCGGTGGATCGGATGGCGGTCAACATATATTTCCGGGAACACACATTGGAATCAAAGTTCAATCGGATAAATCCTTGAATGATGGATCGAATGTTTTTAAAATGATATTTCCGGACACGGACAAATTGAAATATGTTCCGGAAAAACTTAATGAATTGGAAACCGAAATTCGATTGAAATCAGTTGGAATAAACACAATGACATCGGAAGCGTTTAACGAATTACAAGTCAAAGGATCATTTGTTTCAATGGAATCAATCTTGATCCGAACGAAAGAAGAATTGGACGTGTTGTTTGTTTGGATTGTTGAAACGGCGTCACGAATGATTTATAAAAACATTTCGATTTCTGTTGAATCTAATTTCGGAACGGAATTCTATTTGGTAAGTGAAGACGATTTGCAAAAAAGGTTTGAAAATGCGAAAAAAATTGGATTGCCGGTTGAAGAACAATTGAACATTTATCGACAATTGATTGAAACAAAGTACAAAGGCAACGCCCAAAAAATGAAAAAAAATTTGATGTTGCTTGATTTGGATCCGTTCCCAATGTTATCAATCAAAGAATGTGTCGATTTGAAGTCCGAAAACGTTGTGGATGATTTTGATTTGTCATTAAAAGTCAATTTGTTAAAATTTATTTCTAAATTTGAAACCGAAAACGGATCAATTTTTAGTTTTGGTGGTTCTTTGGAATATTGGAAACGAATCGAAATAATAAAAACAACGTTGAATTTATACAATCAAGAATTAATCAACGAAAAGCAAGCAAGGAACAACCCACAAGGGACGGAAGGCGACGAAAACGAACCGAAAGTCACACAAGAACAATTGGACGCACAAGCGAATTTGCGTGGTTCCGTTGGTGGTGTTCAAGGTATTTTGGGAATTGTTGGCGCGGTGAGTGTGAACACAATGTCAAAAGAATCAGCGATCGCAACGATGATTGAAATCTACGGGTTCAATAGAGAAACCGCCGTTCAAATTCTTGGTGTTACTGAAAATTAGTATAATTAATAAATTTTATAAAAATGAAAAAAGTTCAAGCAAACAACTTTGATCAAGCAATCAAAGAATTGAAAGCACTTGACGAAACGCAAGTGTCAAAAGTAGTGGAACAAATCAATGAAAATGAATCAAAACATTTTCACGTTTTATTGATCCAAATCATCGATCGTCCGGGACAACCTAAAAATCAAATCAAAGTGGTTCCACAAATTTTCAACAAAGTAGCGTTCGAAAAAATTGAAAAAAACTTTGGTTATTTAGGTTACAACAAAATCATTGTTGTTCACAACCCAACAAATCAAATCGGTGAAGCGGTTGAAGTTGAAACGAAAGTTGAAAGCGGTGTTCAGATGAAGCAAGAAGAAATCAACGCGGAAATCGAAAAACGCGCAAACGAAAAAGCCGAACAAATGGTTCAAGAAAAATTGGCTAAAAATGAAGGAAACATCGTTGGTGATACAATAGCACCAAAAACGGAAAAAGTTGTCCCAAATCCATTTGAAAACGGCGAAACAATCGAAGCAATGAAAGCATTTGCCAAAGCGAATGACATTGATTTGTCGGGATTGAAAGCAAAAGACGAAATCAAAGCAACTTTGATCACTTGGAAAAACGAACAAGAATCGTCACAAGAATAACAAACAAACAAATTATAAATCCATAAAAAAGGGAATGTCATGGAAATTACAAAAGAAGCAATTATCGAAGCGATCGGAAACAAACCGGAATTGGTAGAACAAATTTTGCCAAATCTTGTTGAATTGGAACCGGTAAAAAAAACCATTGAAAACAAAGCGAATTTGATATACCAAGAAAAATTCGATTCGGAAATCAAAAACGTTCATTCAAGATATGATCAAGACGTTTTGGAAATTCTTGGTGAAGCACCGGGAACAAAAGAAGATGGCGCAAAGGAAAAAACCTATGAATTAACAAAAAGACTTTTCGGTGAATTGAAAGATTTAAGAAGTCAAAAAGATTCATTATCGAAGGATGAAAAGGTGAAGGAATTACAATCGCAAATCGCGAAATTGCAAAATGAAGGCGGTGGAAAACACGTTCAAGAAATGTTCGATCAAGCGAAACAAGAATGGAACACAAAGGAAACGGACTACAAATCGAAGTTGTCGGAAGCGATGAACCAAACAACAAATTTTCAAAAAACAAGCGAAATTGAAAGCGCGTTTGCGAAATTAAAATTCGATGCAAAGGTTCCGGATTCTTTGAAAAAAATGGTGATTGATAACGTGAAAAAACAATTGGTGTCAAATTCAAAAATTGAAGAAGGGAAATTGATATTTTTGGACAACGATGGAAAACCAATGGTTGATTCGGTTAAATATGAACCAAAAGACGCGTTCCAAGTATTGTCAAGCATTGAAGCAATCAAAGACATTTTGGAAAAAGAACCAACAAAAGGCGGTGGCGCGCAAACGGAAATCAATGGAAATATTCACACAATTACGGGAACCGACGGGAAAAGTTCACACAAACTTGTGTTTGAGAACACAACATTCAAAACGCGATTAGAGTTCACCGCCGAATGTGAAAAGGCTTTGAACAATGCGGGAATCACAATTCGTGATCCAAGATGGAATGATTTGAAAACGCAAGCATACAACGAATATAAAATTGCCGAATTGCCGATCAAATAAAAAGTTTAATTTTTTAATTTAAAAAAATCATGAGTTTAATTGCAACTTATTTACAAGACATTCGCGCGAAATACCCGTCAAACAACGATCGCGACGAATTAAGAATCAAGCAAGATGGAATCTTGACGTCTGTTTTATCAATGACAAATTCACCAAGTTCAATTGTTTCGCCGGAATTAATGGCACAAGCGAACGCAAGTGTTGGACGAAACCTTGACATCCCGGTAATGCAAAAAGGCGTGGTGACTATTTCAAACGCTCGTTCATGTACGATCACCGGTGGACAATCGGAATCGGATTTGGTTCGTGTTACTTGGAAAACATTGTCGGCAAATATTTTGATGGTTCCGTCACAATATGGAAAAAATGATATCACCTACCAAGCGGACTTGGCGAAAAAAATTCGTGAAGTTGTTGAAGCCTTCAAAGTAGAAATCGAAAACGATTTGGATTCGGCGTTTGACGCGAATAAATCACAAGTTTATGGATCATCAATCGTTGGTGATATTTACACATTAACGGCGAACGCAATTCAAGTTGAACCAAGTCAAGTTGATTTCTTTTTCAACGATGTTGATGCGATTAATTTCGCCGACGACTTCAATGATCCAACAATCAAAGTGATCGGAAATCACCGCGTGATGTCAATCGTTAGAAGATTACAAGCGCAAGCCGACATGAACGCAACAAACACGGCGTTCCAATTCTTTGGAAAAGATTTCACTTTCTCAAATAGAATCACGAACGGATCGGGTGTTCAAGCAACCGGATATTTCATGCCGGATGGAAGTGTTGGACTTTTAACGCGTGTTGATATTGATTCACAATTGGGACACGTTGCAAGCGACGGAACGGAATGGGCGCAAGAATTATTGCCGGGACTACCATTTCCGGTTGGAATCCAATTCAAATCGAAATGTGATAACAAATCAACATTGGAAGCGTCGGGACTTGGTCATTTAACTTCAACAATGGTTGAAATGTGGCAAATTTCATTTGACTTTGCGATCGTTGTTCCTTACAATAGTGACATCGCAACGAATCCAAGTTCAATTCGTAAATTTGAATTCATTCCGGCACCTTAATCGGAACTAATTTTTTAAAAACAAACGCCGTTTTGGTTCCATTCGGAATTGAACGGCGTTTTTTTGTTTCACTTAAAAAATATAAAAATGTTTAATTCAATAGATTTATTCCCGAAATACAAAAATTTGATCGGATGGCGACAACATTTTGACAATTCAATTATGATTGATGTGGGATTGACGGCAACGGAAACGGGCGAATACTACCAACAAAAACATCCGGCATTGTCTTTGGATATAATTCAAACTTTGATTCCTTCAACCTATGATTTGAATGACTATTTGGAAAACACAATCAAAGATTCAATGAATGAAATGTTCAATGATCTTTTCCAATATCGTCAATTGAACGAATATGGGAAAACATTATTGGAACAATCCGTTTTATTGAACAAATATGGTTGGGCGAATGATACGATCACAAATCAAAGTCGTTTTGTTGGACTTCAAATTCGTGTGAAATCATTGTCGGGTTTAAAAGCCGTGATCAAAGAAGTCGGATTGCAATTTGCGTCAAACGAAACGTTCACAATGTATTTGTTCCATTCATCGAAACCGGATCCAATTCATTCGTTCGAAGTGAACACAACACATTCACCGGGTTGGACATGGAAATCAACCGACATCGATTTGAAGTCATTTAAAATTGAAGACTATTCGGGCGGGGTTTTTGTTCTTGGTTATTATCAAGACGATTTGACGTCAAACGCTATAAATTACACGAATTTCAATTGGGACACGGGTGTTTGTGGTGGATGCAATGATCCACATTTGTCCGTTTGGAAATCGATTCAAAATCATTTTCACGTTTATCCGTTGTATGTTACGGCGGGGAATTACGAAAAGGAAAAAATGTTTGACATGGAAAACGCGTTTTATTCATCGAACCAATCATTTGGTTTGAATCTTAAATTTTCCGTGATGTGTGATTTGACCGATTTTTTCATCCAAAACAAATTTGCGTTCAAAAACCTTTTAGGGATCAAGGTGACGGAAAAGATTTTGAACATGATGAAATTCAGTCAACAAATAAACGCGATTGAAGAAAATATCAAAATGATGATCATTCGCGATTTAGAAGGCGACATCGATACAAAGTTGACCAACATTCCGACACAATACCAAAAAGAATTGAAGGCGGTTTCATTTAATATTTCCGGGATCAATTCGGTTTGTTTAGGATGCAAAGAAGATGCATTTTCACCAAATTACGGCGTTGTTTAATTATGGATATTTTCATCAAACAAAAAGAATATTTAGACAAATTAGAATCGGAAATTTTCTTGGAATTTGAAAAAACGATTCGTCAATTTGATTTCGTGTTGAAAGATTTCATCGTCAACAAACAATTGTTCCGTGAAGGAATTGACGGAAAAAGTAAAAGATTAGAAGGATATAAACGAACAACAATTCGTTTAAAAATTGCAAAAGGTGATCCGGCGGATCGAACAACGTTGAAAGATAGTGGCGATTTTTACGCAAATATTGAAATAAAGGCGTTTTCCGACCGCTTTGAAGTTTCGTCGGGCGTCGAATACGACAAATACATTTTGAAGCGATACGGCAAAAATGTGTTGCGTATAACGGACGAAAACTTTCAATTGTTTGTGAAAAATTATTTTATACCAAATTTTAAAAATTATGTCGTTAACCAATTTACAAAATAAACCAATCGTTGTCGGTTCACCGATTGAAATCGAATTCGCTTGTGATGAAATCCGAAAAGTTCTTTCAACGTTAAGTTGGATCGATCGTCCGTATTTCATCGCGCAAAGGTTTTTCAAAACTCAAAACGGGCGTTCATTTTATTTCCCGGAAACATACGCACCCGACAAAGCGGGTTCAAGAAATTATCAAAGATTAACGCCGGACAATGATTTCAAAGGTCAATTCTTTTTCATGGTTGGAACCGGTCGTCCGGAATTTGAACCAAATCAATTCAATTTTATTTCGTACCCGGTCGGAATTATATTTTCCGTAAATTTGGAATTGATTGACAAAATGAAATTGGACAACGGATTGTTCACGCAAGAATTGATCCGTGAAGCGCGACGACTTTTGACCAATACAATGTTGAATCATGAGTTTGAATATACGATTGAAGCCGAAATCCGTGATTTGCGTGAATGTTTCCGTGAATTCGTGATCGACGAAATTGAATCGTACAATCGCGCACCGATGCAAACATTCCGATTTGATTTGACAATTAAGATTCAAGAAGATTGCAACATTTAAAAACAAAACAATATGGAAAAAATATTTGTGATTTTGGGTTTGGTTCATTTCGTGAACGCCCTTTTCGAAAAGTGGGGAATTTGGGACAAACTTTTGTTGGTTGGATCCATTTCAAAGAATCGTTTTTTTTATGATTTGACGCAATGTCGTTTTTGTTTATTGTTTCATTTGTCAATTATATTTACATTAATTCATTCGATTTGTTTCGGGTTCAACATTCATGATTTGTTGATCCCGTTTGTTGTTTTAGGTTTAACGCAATTAATAATTAAAAGATGATTTATAAATTCAAAAACCATGAAATCGAATTGTTTGATTCGATTCATAATTTGCCAATTTTACGTTTTCAAAGATTCAACAAGTATCAAATGCAAGCGATGGAAATTGGGAACACGTTCGAAGACTATGACCAACGAACCGCAAAGGCAATTCAATTTGTAAAAAAAGGAATGACGACGGAAGCATTGCAAGAATTGGAAAATCGCCGTCAAGCGGTTTTTAATGCGTTTAACGATTTCACGCCAATTGGAAAATCATTTGCCGTTTTAGTCAAAAGAATTGATAAAACAAATTATGACACATTTTCGCCGGATGACTTGGATCGTTGTTTGCAACATTTGGACAAAATCGGATTTGGATTTGGTGAATCAATTGACAAATTGAAAGAAGTAAAAAAAAAAATCGAAACGGAATTGGTGGTTTATTATCCCGAATTTTTTCCAAAAAATGGGGACAAAGAACAAACCGCGTTGCGCGTCCGCCGGGTGAATAACTTATTGGACGGAATTATAAACAAACAATTTGACGACGATGGATTGTTTGCAATTGAAAAAGAAATATTGGAACATGACAAACCAAACAATTGGAATGTTTGGGTTCCGAACAACATGGAACGAACGTTGGAAGTTGATTTCCAAAAATTTGGAATCGCGGTTGCGGAACGAACGAATCAAAAATTGGACGAAATGATGACGTTCACATTTTACGCAACATTGGAACATTTAAAAGAAAAAAACCCGAAAAAACATGGAATCAGTAATTTTTAAGTATAGCGACTTTTTTTCCGACGATGGCGGGTTCGATAAAATTCGAAAAGACTTTGACGCGCTTGGTGATGATTTAATCAAAAAAGCTAAAGAAGTAAGGGAAAAAACAAAGTTCATCGACATCGACAATGTTGATGTGATCAAAGACACGGAAGTTCAAACGGAAGCATTGGTCAAAGCGGTGAAAAAATATGGTGACGCAAAAGAAGACGTCAACAAACTTGAAAAAGCATTTTTGGAAATCAAGAAAAAAGAAGCACAATCGAATGAAGATCAATTGAATGATTTGGTTGCATTGGACAAACAATTGGCGGAACATCGTTCAAGATTGAAAGAAATAAACACATTGTCAAGTTTAGGGATCAAAGTTGACCGGGATTTGAACAAAGAACGTGTCGAAGCCGAATTGGCAATCAAACGCGTTTCGGGTGAAATTAGAAAACAACAATCGGAAGTTTTGAAATTGACAACGTTGTCGAAAGAAGAACAAAAAATGTTGAAAGCGAAATTGATTTTAGAAAAAGAAGAAATCAAAACTTTGGACGATGTTCGTGAAAGAATGTCGGCGTTGCGTTTAGTTGTTCAATCATTGGACATGAAAGAACAAGCGGAACAAATAAAAGCATACAACCAAGAAATTGACGAATTGACGGCGGTGTTGTCCGACAATTCCGATCAGTTCATCCAAAACAAAATCAACGTCGGAAACTATGAAGAAAGCATCATCAACGCTTTGAAATCATCCGATCTTTTCAAAACTAATATTTCCGCCCTTGATGGCGTTTTGAACAATTTCGTCGGTATATTAACCAAGACACGTCAAGAAGTTGACGAAATGGAAACGTCGTTGGGGAATAACGCAACCGCACTTCAAAGATTCACAATTTCTTTTGGACGTTTGAACACGGCATTGAAAGCGTCGATCATTGGATTGGTGATTGTAGGTTTGGCGGGATTGGCGTCAATGTTTGGTTCATCGCGTGCGGGTGCGGTTCGAATGGAAAAAGTGATGATGTCTTTGTCGTCTTCATTGATTACGTTCGGAAAAGTTGCAAAAGTTGTTTTAGTTGATGGATTTACGGCAATTTTTCAAGCGTTGACATTTAATTTTGACGGGGCGAAAGAAACGATGAACAAAGGAATGAAAGAAATTGAAAAGTCATTTGAACAAGGCGCAACGGCTATTGTTGCCGGTTTGGAATATATTGACCGATCATTTAAAATTGAAGATCAAGTCCGTTCATTGAATAGAGAAATTGAAAGAATGGCGGGAAAATTGGCGATCATTCAATCAAAGGCGGACGACGCGACATTGTCTTTAAAAACACAACTTTACAATTCCAAATTGGCTTTGCAAGCCCAAGAACAATTGAACAAAAAACAATTAGAAGTTGCAAAAAAACAATTAGAAGTGGCAAACAATAAAGTCAAACAAAACGCATTGGCAAACGTTGTTGAAGCAAAGTCACTTGATTTACAATCGGAAGGAATCGCGTTCGCCGAACAAGTTCAAGCATTGGCGCAAAGACGTGGTATTGATTTGGAAATTTCAAATGAATTAATTGAAGAACAACAAACGGCACTTTTAGAAGTTATCAAAGCGGAAAACGAATTGAATTTGGGACGTGTTGAAAACGCAAAAAAAACCCGTGAAATCAATCGTGATATTTTTGAACAAAATTTGGATTTATTGATCGACTTGATTGACACGGAAAAGAATTTGTCGGAACAATATGTGAATGATGTGACGAAAAATTTCAAAGCAAGGATCAATGAATTCAATCGATTTTTGGTTGTGTTCCGTCAAAACTCGCAAAAGGAATTGGATGAATTCACCAAAGAAGCGACGAACATGGGATTGAATCTTGACTTTCAAATTGAATATGACAAAGATGGAAATTTCAAAGTATTTGTGAATGATCAAGAATTGGCGTTGAATAACATCGTTGAATTAAACAAACAATTGCAAGGAACCGGAATGAATGAAATTGACATCAATCGTTTCCGTGAATTTGTGATGGAAACCCGAAACGGCGTTCGTGATTTCCGTGATTTGAACAAGGAATTGAAATTGGCGGGAATAAACGTCAAGGAATTAACCGACAATTTAAAAGTTGATAAAGAAGAATTGGGATTGTTTGATTTATTAAACAAGCAAATTGAAAATTTAAAAGCAATTAACCCGGAAGACATAAGCCAAAAAGAACGCAAATCCATTTTGAAAAAGTTGGAATATTTGGAAAAACAAAAGGAAAATATAATTGAAAACGCGGAATCGTTAAGAAGACAAAATCGAATCAAATCGATCGACGCGGAATTGAAGTTGGTTGAAAAAGGATCGCAACGTGAATTGGAATTGTTGCGTGAACGCGCATCGTTGGAAAAACAAGTCAAAGAAGATTTGGCAAACAAAAACATTGAATTGACGCGTGAATCAAATGAAAAAGCGATTTTGGAATATGAAAAATTCATTGAAGATTTGAAAAACGTTTTGAATCAAGTGTTGGACAAAGCGGTTGAAATTTCACAAAAACGTGTTGATGTTTCCAAGCAAGAAGTTGAAAAACAAACACAATTGATCGATGTTCAAAGACAACGCGCCGAACAAGGTTTGTCAAATACTTTGGCATTTGAACAACGTGAATTGGGGAAACGTGAAGCGGAATTGATCAAGCAAGAAAAACGAAAAGAACGAATCGAAAAAGTGCGGGCGTTATATACAAGCTATAACAATTACGCGTCGCAAGGTGACAAAGATCCAATTTTAAAAGCGTTGCGCGATTTCTCAATTCTTGAAGCAATTTCGGCGTCGTTTGGTGATGGTGGTGTTGTTGAAGATAAATTGCCAACAAACGGAATTTTCAAAGGGCAATCGCATCGCGGAAATCAAGGTGGGATCCCAATTTTGGTTGAAGGAAAAGAAGGTATTTTCAGCGCGCGCGAAATGGAAAATCTTGGAAAAGATAATTTCTATAAAATGAAAGATATTGCATCGACGGGAAAAGTTGATTCGAATTTCTTTTCCGGTCAACGAAAAGCATTTATCAAAGCGGTTCCGGTTGCACAAACCGACAAAAGAATGATCAATGAATTGCGTGAAGTGAAAAACGCTATTGAATCCAAACCGGTTCAAAACTACGACATTGCCGGGATTGTTGATGGCGTGATTGAAGTGGTTGAAACAATTCATTCGAAAAATAAAACAGAAAGAAATATTTATAAAACCCGAAAACCACGATTGTAATGGCGGAAATTAGACATTTTATAAACGGAAATGATTTCGGTGAACCAAGAAATTGGCAAGACTTGGAAATCACAATTGATTGGTTGAACAAAAAAGATTCCGGCGCGATTAACGTGTCGGAATTGGCGTTTGTTGATGAAGCCAATGAATATTTGCAACAACGTGTTTTGGATGGATTGAACGGCGGTGTTGGTGTGTTTGAAGGTGATGAATACAAAATCACTTTGGGTGATCAAACAAACCCGACATTTCAATTTCTTGGATATTTAGATTTCACGGACGGGATGACGACAATTGGTGGTGAAGAAATTATTTGTTCATTAAAGAAAAAAATGGGTGAAGATTGGTTGAACGATGTCGCCGACGGATTTTCATTTGCGTATTTACATAAAAAAGGCGTGATCACAAATTCGGATTTTGTTCGTGTTCCTTATGTGATCAACTTCATTCCGGACGGGATGCAATTGATTGTTTTGTCAATGTCAATTTATATGATGACAAAAGAGATAATCGAAAACATTGAAAAATTAACAGAAACAATCGCGGACATCACAAACGCGGTGACGCCGGTGATTGGTGTTTCTGTTGGACTTGGTGCGGGTGTTGTGACGGCTTGGGATTTGGGTGATTTTATTATGGTTGCTTTGAAAGCGTTGGCGCGTTTGGCGTATATAATCGCAATGACAATTGCAATAATTAATTTGATTAATCAATTATTTGCGCAAATTTTGCCAACAAAACGAAATCACTTGGGGATGACATTTCGAAAAATGATGGAACGTGGATGTCAACATTTGGGATTGACATTTTATTCCGACATTGATGAATTGAATTGGGTTCATATTCCAAGAAAATCAAAAAAAGGTGGATCAAGTGGCGAAACGGGATTTCCGACAAATAGTGAACCGATTTATTTGTTTGGTGATTTAATTCGAACTTTGAAAGAAATGTTCAACGCTGATTTTAGAATCAAAGACGGGGTTTTCTATTTACAAAGAAGGGACAATTTTCAATTTCCGTCATCTTATGAGTTACCAAGTTATTTCAATGACCAAGAACGATTGTTGCAAAAATATAAATTGAACACAAATGAAATTGTTTCAAATTACAACATTTATTGGGCGTTGGATGTACAAGATCAAAACACATTGGAAAATTCAAACGGACGTGTTTTTCAAGCCATTACAAGTCCGGTCAGTGTAAATAATCAAGATTATGTGACGATCAAAAATTTGACTGAAATATCATTGCCGTTTTCAATGGGACTTGAAAAAAAATCATTGAATGATGTTGAAAAATTGGCGCGTGTTCTTGGTGGAATTGTGGATGGATTGACCGGAATTTTTGGTAGTGGAACAAATTTCAAATCAAAGATTGAACAACGTGTTGGATCATTGTTGTTGTCGTCGCATTTTTTAACGGCGGGAAAAGTTGTGAAAATGACCGGTTCCAAATTAGCAAATGACCAACGATCGGTTTTGGATGCGAAAAAACTTTGGGACAAATTCCATTTCATTAATTCATTCGCGGAATATCAAGGTGAACACAATCAGTTTTTCAGATATGAAGAACAACGCGTTCCAATGACAATTCAAGAATTTTCAATTTTATTAGAAAATAATATTGCGACGGATGTTGAAGGAAATGAAATAAAAATTGAAAAGGTTATTTATTCGCCGTACAAATCAACGGCGGTTATTGATTATCGAATTAAAAAGAAATACACAAACAATTTAAAAATCGAACTATTATGACGGAATTTGAAAATTTAATCAACCAAATGAATTTGTCAAGAAGTGCAATTGAAGAAATGAAATCACAACAATCAATGATTGACAAAACAATTTCGATCGCGCTTAAAAAGTGTCCGGAAGATCAAAAGGATAAAATGTTGAATTTGAAAAATTTGTCACAAAAAGTGGTAAATTTGGCAAAAGAAGGAAAAACCGAAAAGGCTTTGAAATTAATAAAACAATTTGAAAATGAGTGTAAAAATTAAAAAACGCGAATATTCCGAAATATATACAACCGGAAAAACGGATTGGTTATTGGCGAATGTTGGTGATTGGCAAAAATTGAATATTGAAGTTGAAGTCGCCGTAGAAATAATTGTCACCGATTCAAATTCAATAGAAATAAACAACACGTTAAAAACTATTAAATTAAGCAACGGAAAAAGTTTTGGTGATTATGGTTTTGACAACGGAATGTTGGTCAAATTGCGAGGTGTTGCCACAAACGATGATTTTCCGGACGGAACAATAATTGAAGGCGAATTCACAATTTTAAATGTATATGATGACGTCATTGAAGTTGATACTTTGGAAATAAATTCAATAAATCCTGACCCAATGGTTTTCACACAATTTACAACGGGATTCAAGCCGTTTGAAGATGGTTCGGAGTCATTGAAAGATATTTTGATTTATTCCGATATTGAGCCGGAAGGATGTGTGACGTCTTATTGTCATTTGACAAATGAAGATTTTGACACAACACAATTGAAATCATTCATTGATCAAACAACGCCGGAAATGAATTGTGAAGGAATCAACACATTGCCGGTTGGAACATGGAAGGATTTTGAATTGACCGGTTATCAATCCGGAATGGCTATTCGAAAATCAAAAATTCGAAAAATAATTTCATCAACTCAAAACGCGGAAACAATCTATTTGAAAAATGAAACATTTGAAACAATGCGACTTAAAATTGATGAACCGGGAAATCGAGTTGCAAAACCAATGAAATTTGTTGGAACAAACCTTCAAAATGATTTTAAAAATGTGACGTCAAACATTTACATTGTAAGATCTGTGATTTTGGGATCATACGTAACAACACAAACATCAAATTGTTTTTTGCATGACGCATCACAAAACGACGCGCGTGATATATTTTTCAATGTTTCTTTTAGAATTACAAATTCACAACCGGGTTTGTTTGGGATAAGTGATTTTGTTTCATTGGTTTTATTAAGATTTAACGGAAATACTTTTTTTAGTAGAACGGAACTAAAAAAATGGACAAATACAAGGTCAAGATTGAATCAAATTTTGAACTTTTCCGAAATTGTAAACGTCAATATTTTAGACGGCGAATCCTATGTTTTAGCGTTTGAATATAACAACAACACGAATTCAACATATATTGATTTAAAAGTTGAACAAGCGGAAATCCAAACGGAATTGCAAGCGATTTTCCCAACAACACATAAAAGATTTTATGAATTGGAAATTGATTTCATGATTCCTTCAATTTTTGAAACTTTGTCGAATTTGGAAAACTTGGAAATTCCGGAATATTTGAACGGCGATGGATCTTTGACGGACAATTTAAAATTGGTTTTTTATCCGGAATGGAACAATCCAAACACTAAAATCCAAAACGATTTGAACCAAACAAAAAGACTTGGAAACACGGGTTGGTTCAATGAAAATTTCAATGAATTGCCAAATGATTTTTCAGTTGATTCGGTGGAATATTTTGACGAACTTGGAAATGTTGTTTCGTCAATTGATTATGCGAATAAAACGAAAGTGAAAGTGATCATTTCCGGTGTTCAAAATTTAGGATCAACAACCGAATGTGGATTTGGATTCGCATGGATTCCAACGGATGAAAATGATTTCAAGAACAAGACAACATCATTTCACAAAAACTTGTTTATCAATAGCGGTGACACGGAAAACGGATTTGTTTTGGACACATTGTTTCCGGGTTTGTTTTATGGTTTTGGAATTGGAAACGCAACCATGAACGTCAAGGATGTAAAATTCACAAAGGTTGGTGACAAAATAGTTTTTGAATCGATGTTTGTTCCGACGCCGGAATTCTTTTCAATTTTTGATTCAAAGGTTTCAACCGATCGAAAATTCATTTTATTTGTTTCAGTTGCCGACGGAACATTGGTTCGAAATTTTTCAAACCGCGTGACGTTGCTTTGTGATTTGAATGACATGGTGAAATCTATTCCGCCGGCGGGGAAATATGAATATTTGGACAACGCATTTGTTGAACATCCTTTTTCGGAAACAAACGTTGGTGAATTGGTTTATGATGGAATTGTCCAAGATGATTTGTTGTGTCGTGTTCCTTTTAGGATTCCAAAAGACGGATCAATCGTTTTTCAAAAAATGAAATTTGGATTTGATGTGTTTAATTTATCAACCGGATTTTCATTTGAATTGGAAAAATATGAAGTTGATTTGATTTCATTACCAATTGATTCAAGCGGTGTTCAACAATTCAATATAAATCAAACACGCGGTTTCAAATTAGAAAACGGAAACAATAAAAATTGGGTTAAAATCAAAAATGAACCTACAATGAACACGTCGGATTTGAATGGATATTTGGCGTACTTTGCGACGAAAATTCGTTGGGAAGATTGGATCCGTCGAACCGATGTTCCGGGAATATTTTTTGACGCCTTAAAAGCCAACAACGGATTCAATAATGATTGGTTTGATTTTTCGACAAATAATGGTTTTAAAGTGAATTTCTTTGTACAGATTGACGCGCTTGAAAACAATGAATTGAAACAATTCACAAATCGTTTTGAAATTAAATTGAAAGACTATGACCAAAACGAAAACATCGCAACCGAACACAAATTTTTTCGTGATTCCGACAATACTTTGTTGAATATTGGAGCCGATCCGGAAACGGGAAAACCTCTTGGGGTTGTTTTATCAAATGAACCAACGCGAATCGAAATCACATTTGAAATTTTAGACGGCGGAAATTGGGATTTATTAAACACATACGGCGTGACAACGATTGAAGTTGACAAAGGCGCGGGACGATTTGAACAACGCCAATTGTCATCGGTTTGGGGTTCGGAAAACGACAATCCATTGAAACCGATCGCGGGTGAAACGAAATTGAAATTAGAAGTTGACGGAACATTCAAATTTTTGACAACTAAATGTTTGGTTGATCCGGAATTGTTGCAACCCGGCGACAAATATCGAATCACCGGACGCGTTGGTTGTTATGATCAAAGCGGTGATGATGGATTTGATCCGGGATTGTATGAATTTAGATATGAAAACATTTATGAATAATTTAATCAAAATAAAATGGATAATTTAAAACTAATAGAACAAGACATTGACGTTTTTATCGATCCAAATGGCGCGCCGGGATCGATTTTGGCGGTTAATAATCAAGCTATTTTCAAAGCGATTTTGGAAAAAGTTGGAAAATATACGGGATCACCATTCATTGCGAAAAGAAATTTGACTTTGTTTTCGCCCGGTGATTTTAGTTGGAACGGAAACGCGATGAATAATGAAACGGAATTCATTATTTCAATATCAAAAAAAACAACCGATTTGAATGATGTTGGATTGATTCTTGACACATTGATTAAGAATGATTTGATTCAATTCAAAGATTTCAACGGGCGTTCAATTTTCTTGACATATTTTTCACATACGCAAATGACAGACGGAAACGGCGCGTTTTATTATGACATAGCGGTCACGGGTTTTTCAAACAATATAAATTATACATACCAAGTCAACGAAAGTCAAATTGCCGTTATTTCATTTCATAAAAAAATCAATGAATTTTCAGACGCTCCGATTGATGGGAATTTATATGGGCGAAAGGATGGAATTTGGGAAAATATTGTTCCGGGAATTTCTTTTCCAAGTGATGGAAATATTTATGGCGTTAAAGATGGAATCGCAACACAAATTGAAAACGGGTTCACATATCAAAATTTTGTAAGTGCCGGAAGTGGTGCGTTTGCAAATTCAAATTATTTTGGAACCGGTGTGTTTTTTGCTTGGACAAATTATGGAACAACAAATCCAAATTCAATTGTTCCGCAAGTTTATTCAATAAAATTGATTGTTCCTTATGATTGTTATTTAGAATCGGTTTATTATAGTCGCGGTGCGTCTTTATCGGTGTTCGGAATTGCAATTTATAAAACGGATGTAATATCGACCGGTGTTCCGAATCCGGTTTTGGTAGTGTCAGAAGAAACGGGCGCGGGAAGTGAATTTTTAAGAAAAATCAATGTTTCTCCGTCACCAATAACAAAGATTTTAAAAAACCAAGCGATTCACATATTTTTAAGAAAGGATTCTACATCACAATATCAAGGAGTTACACATTTAACATTTAAAAAATTATGAAATTAACAAGGATTTTAGACGGGATCCCGTGTCAAAATTACACAAATGATTGGATTGAAAAAAATTGGGAAAATTCAATAAATGGTGATTTTGTGAAAAATTGGGAATTAGCACCGGAATACATTTTGGATTTTAAAAAACCTTTTTGGAATGGTGTTGAATATGTTGAAAATTTAACAATTGAAGAAATTCAAGAAATTGAAAATAAAAAAAATGAAGAAATTGAAACTGAACTTTATTTGAAAAGAATTGAAGACGCGAAACAAATTTGGGCGCGTTTGTCGGCGCGTTTTAGAATAAAGAAACAACAAGGTGTTTTGGATGAAGCGACTGAAAATATAATTTTGTCGGAATTAAAACCGGTTTTGGACATTGTGGTTCCTTTTGGACAATGGGTCACCGGTCAACAATTGTTGATTCAAATTGGTGATTCGGTTATTGGTTCGGAATTATACAATGAATTATTTTATATTTTTGACAACTATATTCAAAATAATTATTCACCAATCGAAATCGAAAATTCAAAGATTTCACAAGAAAAAAAATAAATTATGTGTGATTCAAATATAAACGAAACATTGTTCGTTGATTTTTCAACGACAAATGATGAATTCAATTGGATAAACGGATCATCGATTCCAATCGAAACAATTGGCGGTCAATTGATCTTGAAATCAGATTCGTCAACAACGGAATTCCGACGCGGTTTGGGAACATTGGACGCGTCAAACAACCGAATTCGTTTGCAAGTTAATTTGAATATTTATCGACCACAAACATCACTTTCACCGGACACAAAAATTGTGTTCGGTGTTTTTAATGGATTGAATTTGGTTGATCAATTTTCATTGGTTGTGAATGGGATGTCGGCAAACGAAACTATTTCACACAATTTAGATCGCTTGTATAAATTTGAAAATTTGTCCGGGAACATTTCTTTGAAAATTATTGTGACGGATGGATTTGAAAATCATTTGTTGTTGGACAATTTACGTTGTTCAAATTTGTTTTTTTGTCAAGATAAAGTCCGAACATATTTTGTCATCGATAATTTGATCAATGATGTGAAAAATTCAATGTCGTCGGGAATTAAATTGTTGGAATGGAAAATTGATGGCGTTGAAACTTTGACAACTGAATTTTTCACGGAAACAACATCGGTTGGTCAAACGCCTTCAAATTGGAAATTTGCAAAAGCAAACATCGACGGGGAAAATCGAGTTTTGGAAAATTACAATCCAAATTCTTTCAATCCTTTTGTTTTGGATTGGGGATTGGAATTTGATGATTCGGGTTCGTACTATGGCGGAAAACCAATCGGAACAATTTCGGGTTCAAATTATGGTCAAGGAATCATGAATATTGGATTTGAAAAACCGGAGATTTTAAATGCAAATTTGATTTCAAAAAATGGTGCTTTTTTTATTGATTTAGATTACACAAAAAGTTTTAAAATTGTTTTTGAAGTACTTGTGAATGATAATGACGATGTAAATGTTTACAATGCGCCAAGAATTTACAGAAAATACACAATTGAATTTGATGAATATAGTTGTTTTAGTCAATTTTATTACAACGATATATTGAAAGAACCTTTGGTTCGAATTAATATTGGAAATGATGGTTTTTTGTTTGGTTTGACCGATGGTGTTTCACAAACAAATTCAATTTCATGTTCGGATTCATTTGTTTATGAAGGTCAAAGCATTGGAACTTTTGAATTCTTGATTAATTTCGGAAGTGGAATTGGAAATTGCGGAATTGATTTTGATGTTGTTGATGTTCCGGTGAAAATTGAAATTGAATGGAATGGTCAAATTTATACAACAAATTATGTTGGTTTGTATTCATTTGGTATTCAATTGTTGAATTTAGGAATTCCAAATTCGCAAATCAACACGGGGAATCCTTCAACCGGTTCGGGACAATTGACATTCTTTAAAAATTTAACGGATCCGCAAACGGCATTGGTGAAAGTTTATGCACCAATTGAAAATTCAAACTTTACAATTGCGGGAATTTGCCCGTCGGGGACAACTGAATTTGTTGAATTTGTTTGGGACGACACATTGACGTCGGAAGATAGAACCGGAAGTTTGTCGGAAGTTGATGTGTATGTTGGAACATTTTTGACGCCGGTGACGGACGTTGTTTTGGAAACTGCAATTGATGGAATTTGGACAATTTCGGCGATTTTCCCGGATGAAAATTCAACATACAAAATCGACGTTTTTATTGGTGTCAATGAATTAAGATTGAAAGGAATTGACAACGCGTCAAATGTTGTTTATAGTAATATTTTAAAATACACAAAATGATTGATAATATAAAAGAACTTTTAGATCTTGTTTATATTGGGAATGATGCTTTTCCGTGTAGAACAAAAATAAAATGTCCGTACAAAGAACGAACGTTGTCTTATGCAATCGGGGTTAAAATTCCAATTCCAACGGAAGATCCGGAAGCAATATTCAAAGAATGTTGTTATATTCACCATATTTTCGCAGACGCCAATTCAAATGATGATTTTAAAAATGATTATTCGTCATTTTATCATCAACGTCAATTGTCAAATGAAACGTGTGAATTCAAATTGGTTCACCTTGACACGTCGGATGAATATGATTTAAACGATCCGACATTTGGAACGTTTTTTGGATTTGGTTATTTTTCAGAAAACATAAATTTGAAAGGATATTTGGTGAAATGGAAAAACGTATTGAATGAAATTGGTGAAGGAAATTTCAAGATTGTAAAATCGGTGACGATCGCCGGGATCACAACGGAATTCAATTCGATTGTTTTCACATTGAATCAGTTTTCAGCATTGAAAGCCGACAAAACAACCCGAATTGATGTTGTGATGAATGGACGATTGGAAAAAACCGAAATTGATTTCACGGGAATTGGATGGAAACATTCAATTCGTTTGCCGGGATTCTTTGGACGACGTGATCCGTCAATTGAAGAAGACAACATTGTGAATCGCCAATTTGAAAAACGTCAAATTTCAATGAAGCAAACAAACGAATATAAATTCCAAACGAATTTGATTCCGAATTGTTTGACGGATGAATTTTTTGATTTCTTTTTGTTTGCTAATGATATTTATTTCAATGATTACAACTTGAATAATCATTCATATAATTTCATAAAATTCGGCGTTAAGGTTGCTCAAAACGACGGGACAAAATATGGTGTTAAAACACGAAAAGCGCAATTGAATTTCACATTCAATGATAAATTTGATAATAATATAAAAAGAAATTTTAAATGATTTTAGAATATTTAGAACAACCAACGGAAATCCCGTTGGTTTTCCTTTGTAAGCACAAAAGCGAAAGAAGGTTTGCGGTTAATCAAGATATTTTCGTCACGTTGTCCGACGGATATGTGTTGAAAATTGAAAAAGGATTTGAAACGGATTTGTCATCAATTCCGGGTTGGTTGTGGTCAATTGCAAAACCAATTGATTCGGCGTTCATTGGCGATTTGATTCATGACAAATTGTGGGTTGACAAAAAAAATCAATTAGAACGCCATAATTTTAGTATTTTTGAAGCACGGAAATTCGCAGACGATGAACGAATGAAATGGCGAAAAGGGATTGCGCCAAAAAAGAAGCTAAAAAATTGGATCACACATCGCGTGATTCGTTGGATTGGTGGTTTTTTCTATTCGCGACAATTAACAATTCCGGAATAATTAAAAAATAACTAAAACTAAAAAAAAAAATGAAACACGTTTTCCAATCCTTTTTGCACCATAAAGATTTGTATATCATTTCAATTTCAATTGGCGGAATTATTTCAGCATTTATCAATTTTATTTCAACCATGCATGAAATTTTATTTCTTGGAATTACTTTGTCGATGTGGTTGATTGCTTTTTTTATCAATGTGATTGACATTCATACCGGAATAAAAGCCGACACGGCAAGAAGAAAAAAAGACGGCGAAAAATTCATGTTTAAATCGGGAAAAGGTTGGCGAGCATTTGAAAAGATTTTAATTTTCACTTTGATCATTTGGTTTCTTTGGTCATTAGAAAAAGAAATCATCCGTTTGGAATCTTATGATTTTTTATTGACGATAATTTTGGCGATTAAATTCATCCTTTTTATTTATGTTATATTGATCGAACTTCAATCAATTGGTGAAAATGAATTTGATCGATTTGGTAAAAAATCAAAACCATTTATATTGTTAGATAAAATCATTGAAATTGTCAATGAAGGAATTTTGAACAAAATAAAATCAATTATAAATTAATTTATCATGAAAATTACACCGGAAGATTTCGTCAAAATATATTTGCATGAAGCAAAAAAAGTTGAAGCCAAAACGGGTTTTCATTATTTGATCCCGTTGACACAAGGCGCGTTGGAATCTGCTTGGGGCGCGAAAGCCGTTGGAAATAATTTCTTTGGAATTAAAGACACGGACGGCGTAAACGGAAACGAACAATTGATCACAACAACGGAATATTTGTCACGAAACAATGTGAAGTTTCCGCAAGTGATTAGCATCACGAAAATTGGAAATAAATTCAAATACATTGTCAAAGATTGGTTCCGAAAATATCCGTCGGCATCAATAGCGTTCGAAGATCATGTCAATTTCTTTTTAAAAAACAAAAGATATTCGGAAGCAATAAAACATAAACAAAATCCCGAAAGATTTTTTGAAGAAATCGCACGCGCCGGATATGCAACCGCGCCCGACTATGCGAACCAATTAAAACAAGTGATGAAATCGGTGATTCGAAGATTGCCAAAATAAAAAGAAGTCATGAAAGATCAAATAAAAAAATATTTGAAAGACATTGTTATTTTGATTTTATTGATCATTTTAATTTTTTCAATTACAAAATGTACAGAAAATAAAAATCAAGCGATTTCAGAAACGAAAAGTTTAAATGATAGTACAAAGTATTTCAAAAATAAGTTAATGACGGAAACCGCGTCGAAAATCGTTTTGGAAACATCAAATAAGTTGTTGAAACAAGAAATTTTGCAAAGTGATTTAAAATTGAAGAAATTGACGGATGAATTTTCGCGTGTGAAATCAATTGTAAAATATAAAACAGAAATTCAAATTGATTCGGTTCCGGTTTATTTTACCGACACAATCCCGTGTGAATTTGAACGTATTGGAAAATATTACAATAAAGATTTCAAATTCAATTGGGAATTCAACCAAAAGAAATTCGAATTGAAGGACATTGAAATCCCAAATGAAACAACAATCATCACCGGGTTCAAAAGAAAATGGATATTTGGACGTCAAATATTGACAACCGACATCACGAATTCGAATGAGTTGATCAAGACAACAAACGTTCAAACAATAGAAATCAAGATTCCGAAAAAATTTCATGAAACAAGATTGTTCAATTTTGGCGTCGGATTCGCGACGGGATTTTTTCTTTTCAAATAAATAAAACTATATTTGTCAAAGATTTTCCACAAAGTCTTCAAATGTTTGTTTGCGAAACGTCATCGGTCATCCGGTGGCGTTTTTCTTTTTTATTCAATAAAAAAATAAAAATTGTTTTG